CGCAGGACTTCCCATTGGATAACATCACCGCGTCCAAAGCGGCGTCGTCTGCCGACAGCGTGACGCTTCAATCGCTGGTCTCCAAGAGCGACGGCACGGGCGACGAGGCGTGGTACGCCATCCAGAGCCTGAACAACGATGTCATCATGCTGGCCAACGTTAATAATAATACTAGTCAAACCACCAACATCCGAGGCTATAACGGCATTTCTGAGACGGTGACGACTTACAAGCGCGAGACGACTAAAACCACGGTGGCTGCATTCACCGCGGTTGTGGCTGCTGTTAATGATAGCGGCACCAGCGGGAACCTTATCACGTACAGCGGCGGCTGGAACCGCACGGACATGTCCACGCAGACCGGCGTAACGTGGTACGACGGCAGCAGCGGTAATGGCATCGGCTTGCAGGCCAGCGCCCGCAGCTTCATTCAGATCGACCGGTTAAATTTCTGCCGTTACCAAACAGGCATCCAGTTTGCGTCTACCACAGCAAACATCACCGTTGGTTCTGCGTACATGACTGCCTGTGGCACCACTGGTTTTGACTTTGGGTCAACGTCAGTTGTAGGTATCAACATCTCTTCGTTATGGGTCAATAACAACAACGAAGGCATTGCGCTTGCCGGAACAGGCTCAACTATTACAGATGTTAAACTGGCGTCTAATAACACCACTTTTGGATTGGATTTTAGCGGAGACTCCCATGCGGTTGGCTCCGTTATCGGCGGGAATAGTGGCACTAGCAGTACAACTAGCAATATTAGATTTAACAGTTCTTTTAACTGCACCGTTGGCACAGCCACGCTAACTAATAGTTCGACATCGCCTGCCATTATTAATGCAGGCAATTCTTTTGGAAACTCAATTAATGGCGGCAGCAGTTCGGGACACAGTCAGGGTGTAAACAATTTGGCTGGCCAATTATATCTTAACAACTTCACCATCAATGAAGCGACAGAGGTTGATAGCGGTAATCCCGTACCGGGCTTTGTCTACGCCAATCGCCTCGACGACACCGACAACAATAGCTGGGTGTTTCAAACCGGCATCGGCACCGTCAACCAGCAGACCGCAGTGGTGGACAGCCCCGCGACGACGGCGTGGCGGATGCGTCCAACATCATCCACTGCCACTGCAACCAGTCCGCTGCTACTCAAACTCGGCACGGTGGTCTGCGCCGCCAGCAGCGCCGTGACCGTCACGGCTCGTATGCAGCGCAGCAACACCGGCTTGAAAATGCGCCTGATCTGCCCCGGCGGCCAGATCACTGGCGTCTCAAACAGCGTGTTCAGCGACATGACGGCGGCGGCAAACACTTGGGAGATGGTCAGCATCACGTTCACGCCCACCAAGGCCGGCGCGGTGGACATCTACGCCCATGCTTTCGGAGGCTCAACGTTCTCTGGCTATGTCTGCAACCTCACAGCGACACAGGTCTGACATGTACGAGATCATCGACCGTGAGCAGGACGACGCCGGCAAGTGGCGCATCCGCGTAGCCATCAACGGCCAGACTGTAACGTTTAAGTTCCAAGACGATCCGACAGACGAGGAAGTGCAGGCCGAGGCTGCGCGTTACGACGCGATGATGCAGGAACAGATGGCAGCGGAGGTAATGACAGATGCCGCTGCCGACCCGGAGTGACGTTCTAACGCTTGATTTTACGGGCGCAGGGCAGCCTGCCGCGTACCTGGAAGCGAAGGCACTTTCGCCTTCGTCAAACACGCTTGATTACACACTGGCCGGTCAGCCGGTTGTTGGCCTCGCACCACCGGCAGCCGGCGCGGTTACGATTACGCCTAACGCTGGCAGCATTGACCTTTCGGGTGGGACTGCCGCCTTTACGGCGGCGGCTGCACTAACAGCCGCGTCTGGTTTGCTTGGGCTAACTGGCGGCGTTGCGACCTTTACGGCAGCAGCCACTCAGGCGGCTGACAGCGGCGCACTTGGGCTGTCTGGCGGCGATGCTGCGTTTGCGGCAGCGGCAACGCTAACCGGCGCAGCGGGCGCAGTTGGGCTAACTGGCGGTGCGGCAAACTTTGCCGCTGTCGCAGCGATTGCGCCGGATTCAGGCAACATTGGCCTGGTCGGCGGCGCGGCAACCTTTAGCGGTGCATCAAGTCTAGCGGCCAACGGGGGCGTGCTAGGTATTGCGGGCGGCGATGCGCAGTTTGCGTCTGGCGTGGCGTTGTTCCCCAGCGCAAGCACGCTGGGCCTCTCTGCTGGCGCGGCAACCTTTGCGGCAGATGCTGCGCTGTCTGTTGATGCCGGAACTAGTGGGCTATCTGGCGAGACGGCGGCCTTAACAGCAAATGCCGCGTTGGCGACGGCATCAAGCGCAATTGGCTTGCTGGGTGGCTCTGCGACCTTGGCGGCCAATGCCGGCTTGCTGGCAAGCGCAGGCACGTTGGGCTTGACGGATGGGCTGACGCTGCAAGCGGATGCTGCGCTGTCTGTTGATGCCGGAACTAGTGGGCTATCTGGCGGCACTACGGCGCTAATAGCAACGGCAACGCTGACGGCGGCACCAAGCGCGCTTGGCTTGCTGGGCGGCTCTACAGCTTTGGCGGCCAATGCGGCCTTGCTGCCTAATGCTGGCACGCTGGGCTTGACCGATGCGCTGACGTTGCAAGCGCCGGCTGATCTGTCGGTTGGTGCTGGCACGGTTGGATTGAGTGGTACCGCGACCGTTACGCAAGCCAGCGCCACGCTGGCGGCCAATGCGGGCGTTGTGGGCCTAGTGGCGGGCAATGCGGCGCTTGCCGCCCTGGCGCGTGTTGCAGCCAATGACGGCACTATTGGCCTGGTTGGTGATCAAACGGCCTTGGTTGCCGGCGACTTGGTGCCGGCTGGCGACAGGGTGCTGACCGTTGACGGGCAAAGCCGTGGTGTTGGTGTTGCGGGCGCTGTGCGTGCGGCATCGGCGTCTAGTGGCGACCGGGCTGCGACTGTGGCTGGCGGATCGCGGACGTTGAATTTGCAAGGTAGAAAACGGGAGGCGAACGCATGAGTGAGGCACCGCTGTTCGCTGGTATGCATGACCCGTCCGATGTGGCGGATTATGTGATCGCTTTTGACGATCTGCTTGACACGAACGAAACCGTTGCGCTGCAATCGGTGACAATCGACGCGACCAGCACGGGCGTGGGCTTGGCGCTGGGTTCAGGCGCTTATGCACCTATCGCCGTGTCCAAGTCGGTGCGGTTCTGGCTGACTTGTGCGCAGCCGAGCAACGCAGCGTTTGCGGCGGGTGTGCTGGCTGTCGTCACCGCGACGGTGACCACCAACGCCAGCCCAGCGCGCACGTTTCAGCGGTCTGTTCTGGTGCGGGTGGCGCAGTCAGATTCGCTCAATGCGCCGCTGACCCTGGCAGAAGCCAAGGCGCATCTGCGCGTGGTGGACGACAGCGAGAATGACCACATTGTTGGCCTGATCCGCGCGGCTGCTGACATGATCGAACGCGACACCGGGCTGGTGCTGCGCCAGCGCGCGGTGAGCGTGGCGTTTGAGGGCTGGTCAATCAATGGCCGCCAGCGCCTGCCGTTGTGGCGCGGGCCGGTGGTGTCGGTGACGACCGTTGCCTATGACGACGAAGCTGGTGCTGAACAGGTGCTGGCGGCCAATCAGTATCGGTCGCGTAGCTTTGCCGGCGCATCGTGGATTGTGCCGGCCAACGCTGTGACGTGGCCTGCGGTAGAGCTTGGCATCGGCACGGTGCGGGTGACGTATCAGGCCGGCTATGCAAGCAATGACGCGGTGCCGGCCTCGCTGCGTCATGCCGCGCTGCTGCTGATCGGCCACTGGTATGAACACCGTGAGGCCGTGACCAGCGACAGCACGCCGGTTGATGTGCCGCTGGCTTATGACGCCCTGATCAGCGCCTATCGCGTTTTGATGGTGGCCTGATGCGTATCGGTAGGCTGCGCGACCGCATGCGGATTGATCGCCCCGCACACACCAGCGACGGCGCGGGCGGTCAGGTGACGACCTGGGCAACCGTTGCCACGGTGTTTGGGGAACTGATGCCAACGGGCGGCGGCAAAGATTTGGAAGGCGGGCTAATCTCAATCGGGCAGCAGCGGTTTAAGCTCCGTATGCGCTACCGTGCAGACGTGCCTGTTGATTGCCGGCTAGTGT